GGCGATGGATGACGAACGGGTACTGGCCGTGGGCGTAGCCGAGCAGGCTAAACTTGGCGTAACCGGGCTGGTCCTTGTCGGGAGCCAGGTTGGGGTTAAAGACCGTCAGGTAGATGCCGGGAACGCCATCCTCGTCACTCAACCGCTGGTAAGCAAAGACAACGCCGATCATGTCGGTGTTGCGCTGCTGGGTAAAGATAAACGAGCGGCTTTGCCATTGCTGGAACTCAACCGGCTGCAATGTCAGAAGTTGTCCCCGGCAGGTTTCGATTGCCTTCTCAACCCAGTCTTTGTTCCAGCCTTCGGAATTGGCAAAGGAACGAAGTTTCTCGGGGGTAAAGTATTGGACTCGGTATATCCCAGCAGCGTTTTCAATATCAGTTGTGGAGCTACTTACGAACAAGTCCGAATCCAAATTGAAGGCACGCAGTACGGGACGGCTTTTCTCTTTGCCAAGCGTGGCAACAGTCGTCTCGCCCGTCTCACGAAGCTCACGAATCATGCGCTTCGCTTTGCCCTTGGAGCATCCGAATTGCTCCTCAAATACAGCCGCAATTTTGTCTGCAAGGTCCGGTGTCGCCAACATCATTGGCACATCAAACTGCGGGAACTGCGCTTGGAAATCGTCAAGGCGGAGCGTCGTCAGGGTCTTTTCCTGCGTCGTCTCCCAGAACTGGCCGGTAACACCAATGCCCTTCTCCTGGATGTAATTGGCCAGAAGCTCAATCTCGCGGTCAACATCGGGCATCTGCGTCTGGATCAGCCAGCGCATGAAGTTGGAAACCACGCGGCTACGCTTGATGTCGTTGCCCTCGATTGGCGTGGCAGACAGCGCACCGCGCTTGAAAGCCATACGCATCATCGCAACCTTCTTGTTGATCAGGTTGTCGGTAAGGTAAACACGAAGGTCACTGGCTCCATCCCACGGTGTCGGGTCAATCTTGGACCCCTCGCGGGAGTGCTTCTTGCCGTCAGCGGTTTGGCCGGTCCAAAGGGCATAGCGCGTCTGGTAGTTCTGACGGCATTGGTCGATGTAAGGCTGGCTCTCGGTAATGGCCCGCTGGAAGGCATCCTTCAGGGCGCTAAAATCGGGACCGTCCTCCCCTTCGGGAGCCAGTTGTAGGGCCGAATTGGGGTTCGGTTGGGTTAAACTTCCGCTAAAGCTGCTCAATGGGCTACCATAAGTTGAGCTAATGCTGTCTTGGCAAGCACTTTCTTAGTATCCGCCCGTTTTGCCGTAAATGAGGTTGCTGTCGGCTTTTGGCGTTTCAACAAACTGGGCATCGGAGACGGCTATGTAGCGCAGGCAGTCAATGGGGTCTTTGGTCGCCTCGGTTGTGCCGCCGCGCCCGGTGTATTCCCCGAGGGCGTAGATGATGTTTGCACAACGGTCGGAAACATAAAAGCTGGGGGCATTAACGCTGCTTCTGGGCTGCGTATCGTCGTAAGCCATCTTGTTCTGCAAGAGTTGAAGTCCGTTCTCGATGTCCACGCCGGGAGCGGCCATGACAATGAAATCGGCATCGTCCAAGTCGGAGATGATGGTCGTGGCACCGTCAGCACTCTGGCGTTCAGCGGCACCGAGGCGGGGGTCAATTAGGCGCTCGTAGATGGGTTCACCCTCTTCCAGCCCCAGGATAAGCTCCACATAGCCCTTTATGCCCTTTCCTACGCCTTTCTGGGCCGGTCCGGTCTTTCCCTCAACTGTTGGCCCCGGCAGCGCCCAATCGTCGTAATCGGGCCATTCCCGGTACACCCACCACGTTCCAGCCGAATCAATGGCCACCCAAGCGACAAACCAGTTCTTTTTACCAGCCGGATCAATGGCCATGTAGCGCGTAACCGGGTATTTGGGGTCTTTTACAAACGGCAAATCCTCATGTTTTACCACGTTTACGTCCCTGCTGAACGTCGGAAAGGCACCGGAAACGCTTTTGGTGGGTATGCCATAGGCGCGGGCAAGAATCTCGTCCCTCGGGCGGCTCTTCAACTTTTGGATGAAGCTATCGTCCCCGAGGAAGGAATTGTGCTCAGTCCAGAAGTAGTAAATGCAGGTGTCGGGGTTGCTTAAACTTTCTTGGATGATCGGTATTTCCCGACCGAGCAAAGGAGCATAGGCGCTTTTAATGGTCTTGGTCTTGCCCAAAATCTTTTGCACCAAAGGCGTATAACCTTGAATGGTTGTAAACGTCAGCAAAATCCGCCCGTGAAAGTCAATGGATCGATAGAGCAAGGTATCAAACAGGGCTGGCGGGCACTCCTCATCCAGCCACGTTAGATGGGTCTTGAAACCTTCCGCCGTATTTGGGTCGTCCGAATACTGGGCGTAGTTGCTAAAACGAATGTATCCCCCGCGCTGGTGTCCTGGCAGCGGCGGGAAGATGCAAATGTCGTCCGTAAATCCGTTCTTCTGGCTAAACTGGATGGAGTGATTCTGCCCCTTCTTTGATTGCAGGTTCTTTGTTGCGTGCGGAATGGACTCCCAAATGTATCGCTGCATTTCATCCACACTCTTAACCTTGTTCACTTGATAGCCCCGCACCTCTGCCTGCGGGATGGTGCAAGCCGCCCATGTCGCCAACCGTGCCGCGAACGTACTTTTTCCAGAACGGTTGCCGCCTAAAATAACGTGCGTGGTGTATTTATCCCAGTTGTTCATCACCTCTTGCCACATCGGCAAAGTGAAGCCAAAGCCGATGGGATTGCGCTCGGCATTAAGCACAACCTGATCGCGGGCCTCCTTGTATTTCTTGATGCGGTCAATGTCCCACAACTTCATCTCCTCCATCGTGGGGAGCGGCGGGTAGGGAAAGCCAAACGACGGCTTAAACTGGTCAGAAAAGGCAATTTTAGACATCAGGCAAGACGGCTACCACGATAACCGCACCGGCAATGGATGTGCTTCTTGGGGACATTGCAGCCAAGGATTACGGAAGCCGGGTGCGTATCGAACAACTCCTTGCCGCACGTTGGGCAGGCAATCCCGTTCTTCACCGGGAGGTCTTGGGTCCAGTCACGGGCTAGTTCTTGAATTGTGGCGTCGTGTTCTTCTAGCGAGAGTAGTTGAGGCATAGGCCACCAATAGCCAACGCCAGCCGCAAAACAATAGCCAATGGGAACCGGCGTTAGGTATTAGCTGCGCTTATTACAACTGCTATAAGCCATTTCCATATTGAGAACAACGCCATTAGCCACTCAATCGCACCATGCGTCGCATACTCATCGCCATTCCAGTCAAGGGCGGGCTTTCCCCCAACCTTGTTAAAGCACTAACCACCATCGTCTCCGCCGATCTGCCGGACACGAAGGTTGATTTCACGTTCTGCGCTGGGACATCTGTTGCCCTTGCCCGTGATGAAATGGCCTGGATCGCCATAACCGGCGGGTACGACACCCTGTTTTTCTGGGACAAAGACTTGGGCTGCGAAAAATCAATGGACACGCTTTCGATGTTTTGGCGCATTGCCCAGCACAAGGAGCCGGTGGTTGCGGCCCAGTATTGCTACCACGCCATCCCATCTGCCTTCCACGGGTCCAAGAACGGACCGGAAGCCATTGTCCGCGATGACGGTTTGCTCCAAATGCACCAGATGCCGATTGGCTTCTGCAAGATTGAGGTGGAAGCGTTCAAGGAAATGATCCGCCAAAAGCCGGAGCTTGCCTACCGGCACCGCGAGCTGGGTTGCAAAGCCGAGGCACGCCACCAGTTTTTCCCCACCGGCCTGATTGGCTCCGGTACGAGCGATGGAAAGCTGGAGCGGATCAAGGCCATTTGCGATACCGCCAAGGTGGAGTCGGAGGCGTTTAGCGCCATCGTGGATGTCGTCCGCGACAATGATTACTCGGGCAACACCATGTACGGGGAGGACTACTTCTTCTGCAAGCTGTGCCGCGACTGCTCAATTCCAATGTTTGTCGATACCTACGTTGTGGTGCCGCACGAAACCAGCCTTCGGCTCCCCCTGACGGCAGAACAGCTCAAGGATGAACTCAACGCTTCTTGGAGACAGCCCCAAGCCAACTTAAACCCGTGGCCCAAGGAGTTTTTGGACGAGGGCATTAAAGCAGACCATTGCGCCGACGTTCTGGAAGGCTCGTACGACATCCCGTACAATCCAGAGAAGCCGCCAACCATCCTAGACTTGGGGGCAAACATTGGGGCCTTTACCAAGTGGGCTATCAAACGCTGGCCCGGTGCCACTATCCACTGCTACGAGCCACACGCGGGCAATTATCGCCTGCTGTGCAAGACGGTGGCTTCCCTCGGGGAGCAGAACATCGTTACAAACAACCAGGCGGTGCTGGACCGGGACGGCGAAGGCGACTTGAGCTTAATAGGTTTTAACCGTGGCGAGTTCTCGCTGTGCTTCGACCGCAACAACCCCAACCAGCTCCAAAAGGTTGCCATCACCCACGCCAAACATTTGCCCAAGGCCGACATCCTCAAGATTGATACCGAAGGGGCCGAGCTAATCATCCTTTCCGCATTGCAGGCGGAAGGACGCTTGGGAGAGTTTAAGGCAATCATGCTGGAGTACCACAACAACAGCTATCCGGCCTACTTTGAATGTATGCTGGGTGATGCCGGGTTTGTGCTCCAAGCCCACGCCAAGCACTTGGAGTCCCGTGGCGAAATGAAATGGATGAGGAAGGCTTGAGCTTTGATCCGCTTTTGCTAAACCCAAATCATGTCCGACGAACCCGCTAAATTGCCTCCCGTTAAACGCCCGCCCCGTGCCAAGAACAAGCGGGGGGAGAACGAAAAGAAAAAGGTGCGCGGGCGTACCATCATCCCGGCGGTCGTGCAGGCAGCACTCGGGGCGACGACGTTCACCCAGGCGACAAAAGAACTGAGCGAAAGGGACAGCAAGGCGCTATCCCGTGCCCTGCGCCAAGACGTTGACCAATGGCGTGGGGAGTTTGCCGCCCAGCTTAGGTCAGCGGGTAGCCAACTGCTCACCGACCTACAAGACCGTGCTTCTGAGCTAAAGCCGGGGGAAATTGCCTACGCCCTCTCCGTTGTCTCCGATAAGCACGCCGCCCTAGATGGTCGCGCCCAGCTTGCCGGGGCCACCGTCAATGTCCAAGTGAACAACTACTCTCCCGAGGTTAAGGAAGATTTGCTCCGAACCTTGTTTGGCTTCAAGGACAGCAAGCCCACAGAGGCCGTTCCTGTCAACGCTACGGCCCTTTGACCTGTTAGTTGGAGCCGAGGACCGGGATTGAACCGATGACCGTCTGTTTACAAAACAGATGCTCTACCACTGAGCTACCAAGGCTTAGATCAACTCAGACAGTCTTAGACGACCGTGTAGATGGGGTTGCCCCCACCGTTCGTGCGCCGACACGCAAAGCTCATACCGGGCCTCAAATTGCGGCTGAATGAACGCCAAAGCGAAACCCGCTGAAACTTCTGCCCGCCCTTCTCGGCATAGTAACGGGCAATCAGCAACCGTGGATTGGTCGCATACCCTTCCACCACCAGCTCGCACTCCTCGGGGATGTCGCTGCCCCCATCAAGCCCATCCTTCTTGATGCTCTCCACAATCGCCTCCGCCACATGGGGCAACGGGTGCACCTGCTCCCCCTCGCACCACCCAGCCGTAGAAACCTTCACCTCGTCCGGCAAATGATCCAGCTTCTTGATGGGCTTCATGCACCCACCCTCACTACGCCGCTTCCCCATAGCAATCTCAAAACGCATCCCAGGCATCGTCACTATTGTCCCCTCCTCCTCTCCCCTCCCCACCATTCCCGCCTCCTCTCTCAACCACCCCAACTCCCGCTCCAACCACTTCCCATACTCCGCCCTAGCACCTTGCCGCTCCAACACCAACAACGTCTTTCTCAACCCCCACAACAACCGGTCGGCCACCAGCCTCACCCCAACCCTCGCCACCTTCCCGCGTTCCCTCTTTGAGCTTCCCATAACCCAACTGTTACCAAATACCCGCCCTATCAGCAATATCAATATGCTTGACAGAAAACCATCTCCCCCCCGCTATCCCCCTCCGTAGCCCCGCAGGGGCGTGAAACGGAAAAAGCCCGTGTCCCCGGTTCTACGAAGGCGATCCCAGTTTAGCCGCGCCAACCTCGTCTCCCCAACTAACGCAGTCCTAGCTTCGCAGTACCAAAAAAAGCAGTGGAGGCTGAATATATTGTTATATTTAGGCAGCGGCCAGCTTTGGCGCCTCACCCCCCCC